GACATTTATTCTCTCCACCTTTCTCTAATCCTCATCTGGATTTTTAGGCCAGTGCCATAGATGACCACTAGCTACAGATGTCATTGTCTTATCACTAGCTGTTGCATAAGTTACATATAATCCTGGAACATCCGTGATTGTTGTTACAGCATTGATAGCCGTCTTCATAGCTTTAGCTTGAGTTCGTACACTAGCTCTCCATGTTTTCCAATCGTCAGCTATAGTTACACCTGTTTCCATTTGACGTGTAGTCATCCAGTCTGATGGGGCTAATATTTTGTATGCATTGCTATCAACTTGTTCTAGTAATTTAGTTTTTAAACCTTTTGTTAACATTGACTTTCCGTCAGTTGTAACACTAACATCTTCAAGCACGTGTGCTTTTTTAGCATAATGAATAGCTACGTGATCGGTGTTAAGAGTATAGGTTACACCACCTGTTCCTACATGAGTTCTATTATCTATTGTGCTGGTAATCTGTGTTGGATAGATACCAATATTTTTAAGATCAGCTTTTGTCCATGCACTAAAAATACTACTAGGGTATTGGATACCGTTTATGGTTACAGCTTTTGCACCATTGAATATCTCAATTACTTGATTGTTTTTTACTATTGCCCAAGACATAATACTCCTTTACGTATGTTTCTATTATTAAATATTTGTTTCATATATACAACCCTATCGTGCAGTTACAGGACTCGTGCCATCACCAACAAATGGATGTTCAGCAAAGGCCATGTAGACGTATGTTACACTACTTGCATTTACCCAAGCCTCAGTACCCCTCCATTTAAAACCATTGGATAATATATCAAGTTTTGATGTTCCTCCTTCAGCAAAAGTTCCGTCTGCAAATAATGCTTGATTTGTAACTGGATTAATTGGACTTCTTTTTGTATCCCATATTTGCCAATTATAGCCACTAGCAGTTGATCGTTTCACCATTATCCAAACTGGTGTAAATCCTGTGTACACAAATTTACCATCTGCATCTCCATTTCCAGAGTAGCTACCAAATTTACTAAAGCCATCTACAGAGTGCCAGACATACGCAACATAATCATTAGTGCCAGTATTAACCGAACCATTTGTACCTATTGAAAAAACTGAACTTGTTGGCTCAGTATCATTCCAAATGGTATCATTATCATAGAAAGGGTCAGTCGAACTTATTGAACCATAATGTGTAGCACCAAGTGATGTATGTTGCACCATCCATTCATAAGAACTAGCATCTCTATCCTTAACCATTATCCATTCTGGTTTTGCTGACAAGCCGTGACCAATCGTACCAGCACTTCCAGAATTTCCACTATATTTCACAATACTAAATCCAGCAGTTTGATTAGCTTGGACAACACTGGCGATTGAACCATTACTGTTTGCAGAACTTGTACCATTGTTTGCCACCCAGTTCCAGCTAACAAAACGATCTCCACCATTATTCCAGTTACCAGCCTCTCCAGTTTGATAACCACCTTTTAAAAACTTTCTAAGAGAATTAGCTTGTGTTGCTTCAACAAAACTACCATTGGTATAAATTTCTTTTAATGCACCTCTACTTGAATCAATGATGGTATGATACCAACTTGCACTATCCCTATTCTTAACCCAACACATGCCAGGTATATTTCTATCTGTGGATGGCACATTATCCTGTTGCCATTTAGTATAACCTGTTGGTATAGAATGTGTAAAACTTTTCTGACCAAAATTTACTTCATCTACACAATTAAATCCAGATTGAGTTGATGTACCATAAATATATTTTCTTGTATTTGGTGCAAACGTCCTAACTGCTCCTGTTCTTGCACTCCCACTTGTTGGATCACCTACAGCTCCATTTGCAGTTACATAAGTACCATTAACACCTATATACCACGCACCATTGTCCATATCTAAAGCAAAATTAATAATATCACCTATTGCTGGTAGGGTACTTCCACCGGGTAAATATTGTTGAGTATCATATGTCCCATCACAAAAAACATAACCCCCAAGAGTGTACCAACTATAAGTTGTTGGCCCAGATGTATGCCCTATGTATGATGTTATGTCTTTATCAACATTTAAATCAATAATCCCGGGCATAGATAAATTATAAATACTAGGATCTGTATGACTTTGTGATATTAATTTATGTTCCCAATAATATTTACCACTTGTAACAGCATAAGCTGGATTCATTAGAGCCATTCCATATTGATTACCCGAACCACCATAATCCATATCCACTCGTAAATTACCCTCACTAAAAATATTAGTACCACCAGCATTATCTATTGTTTGGTTATTATCAAATGTTGGAAAATTTTGACTAGGACTATCCGTGGTCTGGTCCGTGCTAGCTAAATTTGTAGCAGTAAAATCTTTTGTGTTTCCACTGGTATCGTCTCCAAGTGCAGAAGAATCAGCAAAGGCAAGTCTAAAACCATTCGTGCCATAAGTAATACCACTTAATGTTTTTGGTATCCATCTACCAGTTGAGGTGTCAGTTAATCCGAAAGTTGATGGTGTAAGCTGTTGATTTTCAATTAAATTTACTTCAGCTATATATCCATCAAACTTTGCATTATATCCCAAACCAAGTATATGATAACCCCCAGCCATGACAGTATATAAGTCTTGATTTAAAGCTGGATATACTGTAGATGAAAAAGAAGTAATCTGATCACCATCTATATATATCTTCATCCTATCTGTTGATGTGCTTTGTGTAGTGTCTATAGCTAAAACAAAATGATACCATTTTGAAGTATCTTCAAACGTTCTGGTTGTTGAAAAATACCAATTATATCCCCCTGAATCATAATCATAACCAAAGAGTTTACCATCAGCAGTAAAAGTGGCTAAAGGTGCATATCTAGTTACATTTCCACCATTACTTCCATCTGTATTACTATTAAATAAACCAGTATTTAACCTAGAACCTTTTTCACCTATTTTAAACCAACAAGAAAATGTAAATTTTTTATCAGAATCTGGGGTAATACCTGATTTATTAAAATACATATAAGGATTATCTGCACGATTAAATATAACACTATTAGTAATCGTACCATTATCGGTAAAAGGCACAAATCGGCCGACACGTCTCCCAGCTCCATTGCCTTCGTAGATTATTGGAAAGAAATATTCTTCGCCTTTTGGTATTGTTGGTGCTGCCATATTATGCTCCCATATTTTTTGTGCACAAAGCCTTAAATCCACTTGGTACACTATATTTAAAGTTACCTATCCCACTTGCATCACTATTCCCACCAGCACTAGTAGCACCAGCAAATGTACTATCTTGTCCAAAATTTAATATACCACTTAATGATGAATTCGTTGTAGCCGAACCATCGCCAGTAATAATCTCACGAGATGTAGTCGATGGAGTCCCTGCTGAGTTACTTCCTGTAGCAGGATTACCAGAGTTTTGATATGTTCCATTTATACTAAGCCAAATTCCAGTTGCATTAACAGCAACTCCAAGAATATCTCCTGCTGACCACGCAGAACCATATGACCCTGAACCAGTAACACTACCATCTCCAAAAAAATTAATACCAGCAACATATAGATACATATCATCTTTGGCTACTGACCCAATTGATGTTACACGCATTTCAAAATACCAACCACCAGAACTTGGTACCTGAACTGTAGCATTATAAGTACCATAAACACCAATTGAATTTGAACCAGTAAATTTAAGGTTTCCCTCTGATAATGGAACTGAGTTTGCAGCATTACGTATTCCCCAATCTAAAGGGTTTAACGTAGGAAAATTATTCGTAGGTGTATCAAAAACTTGGTCATGTGCTGCAAGTCCACTTGTACTGAAATCATTACCATTACCTGATTCGTCATCTCCTAAATCTGAAGCATCTCTACCATCAATATGATAACCATTATTTCCAAAGGTTAATCCACTTACATCTTTAGGAATCCAAATTCCTGAACTATTAAATTCACCAAAACTATCACAAGTTAATGCTTGCCCATCTATGAATACCATTTCTGAGTGATATCCCTCAGAATAATAACTTGAATAAACTGGTGCACCTATTCTATGGGCAACTGCGGTATTAATTCTTGAAGCATCTCCACTACTTGGATATGATTCTTGTTGAAAATTTGTTATTCTTTCACCATTAACAAATATTTTCATTCGGTCTACACTGAGAGTGTTATTACTATCAAATACAAAAACAAGATGCATCCAAGCACTTGGGTCACGATACTCTGCTGTAGTTTGTAATCGCCAATCATAGGATGAAGAAGTTCTACTCCAAAAATAAATGTTTGAATAACCTAAATATCCAGAACCAATTGATATAAGGTCTTCACTACCAGCACTACCTCCAGCTTCAAGTAGTCTAACTCCACCACTAGAACCATCTGTTTTACCATGAAGTTTTACCCAAGCAGATAAAGTCCATTTTTTTGCATTAGTTGGTGTGCCAAAAGTTCGTGCCATGTAAGGAGAATCAGCAGCATTAAATCTAATTGACTGGTTTATTGCATGTACGGTTGTACCTGATCCAGCTGCACCTGAAAGAACATTATTTTGAAATACCATTTATACCTCTTGTATTATTTAACATCTAGTGATGCCGCCATATGCACACTAGAACTTGATAACACAACGTAGTCAATACGGTCGACGGCAGAAGCTGTCGTTGTTAACGTTGGAGCCGTGCCCCCAACAAACTTGTAAGCACTATTAAATGATAAGGTCCTTGATCCAGTACCGTCCTGACGAACAAAGAAACTCCCAGTTTGTCCTGATTGAACATTGGTAGGAGCACCTAAGTTTCTGTTACCACCTAATCTAACATCAAAGTTTTGACCACTGTTAAAGTTTACTGAGATCGTTGATGCATCAGTTAATGAAACAATATCAGCAACGGCTGACTTTGTAATTCTAAGTTGTTTACCCAATGAATCAACAGCACTAACCGATATGGCTGTTGTTGCAAATAGTTTAGTTGTATCGGTAATTGAACTACTAATACTTGTTGTGATAACTCTTGTTGAATCTACAGCTGTAGCTGATACCGTGCCACCTACCGTGATAGGACCAACCGCACCACCTTCTGTAGATAATGCACTGACACCTACAGGGTCAACAGAGTTGTGAACATTTACACCATCACAATAAATAAACTTTGAACCACCACGAGGAGCAATAACATTCGTTGTTGTTGCGGCTGTTTTTATTTTAACGGTATACGTGCCACCCGTTGTTTGGTTATCAACAACATATAACTTTTCAACACTAGGAATTACAATCGTAGAGTTTGACCCTAATGTTCCTTCAATTCTTAATACAGCATTACGAGACTGGTCGGCTGCACCGTTAGTCGCAGTTAATGATGTTGTGGCTCCGGTTGTACTGACAACGACTACACCACCAACGGCTTCGTCAACCATATCAATAACTTGTTGATTAAGACGATCACCCCAAGTGTTTGCATTTTCACCATCAGCTTGTTTCTCTAATCTGAGTCTAGTTGTATACGTACTGGGCATAATTAATTACTTCCTTTTACTAATGTATTATCGCCTCCAGCTGGTGAGGCATTGTTTCTCATATCATCTTGTCTTGTTCTTCTAGCTTCATTCAATAAGTCAGTAAAGGCTCGTTGATACTCTTGTTCCCAAACTTGAGCTGCTGAGTAGTTCTTCATGAACATACAAGCTTCCTTCATACTAGCATAAAACAATGCATTAGAACAATATTCAGTAAAGAAATTCTGTTGGTGCACTGAAGTAGCTGCTGTTGGTTGAACGATATAAGACATTTCACAATCATAAGCCGACACGGGTGTAGGAGCTATGAGTAAATTATTAAAACCAAAATTTGCATAATATCTAGGCACTCCCACACTTGTACGTTGTGGCCAATAATCATTTAAATATTCGTCAGTCTTTTGTAATAAATTTATACGTGTACCGTCAGACTTTATAATATTTAAATTTTTAATAATAAGTGTATTTAACGGTTTGGTAATAAACGGGTCACCAATAACCATATTTGATGTTGCGTATTGAACAACACCATACGAATCTATTTCTCTTGTTAATCGTGCTTCAGCTCTTTCTATAAAAGCTGGGATGTCACCAACGAACTCTGTGCTGGTATCTTCACTTGTTGTTTTAATTCTGCTTACTAATTGGTTGAATGTTATACTCATATCTTCTTAGCCTTCCATATTTCAGAAGTACCACCAAAAACTTTCGGTGTCCATATTCCTCTTATGTGTGTTCTAAATCTAGCACTAACTCCTGTTAATACCAAGTTACCATCACCGTTTATGTTTGGTGATATAACTCTTGTTCTAATCACTGGTTGGAAGTTTGCTTTACCTCCCATACCTGCGTGTATGCTACACTGATAGTATAATGTAGTTGGTCCATCATTCGCAACAAAAATTTGTGTATAAGCTCCAGCATTACCGGGAGTTCCTTGTGTTAATACATTTGTTGTAAAAGATGTGCTTCTAGCTGCATCTAAATAAAATCGTAAGGGGTGTCCACTATTAGAACTATCAGATTGGTCAAAGGTATAAAGTGTTCGACCTTTAACAAGATTTAAACCATACTGTTGTTTACCATCTATAAAGTATTTGTTAGCTCCTCCGACATTTACAACAGTTACTCTAAATGTTTTACCTTCACCGTATATAACTGGATTAGCTCCAGCTCCAACATTTTCATTTCCTGTAGCAAATGTTGCCGATGCTTGTGATGGAATAACATTTGTTCCAAAGAAAGCTATAGCATCTCTTAATGTAAAGCTTGGTGATAATCCAGTTAAAGAAACTTTTGGACTACCTGTGAGTGTTGGACTACGTAAAGTAGTCGTTAAAGATATTCCTGTTACATTACTTGTTTTAACAACTTCAACGGTTGCTGATCGTAAACTAAATCCTATATTTGCTCTGGTAACAGATACATTCGCATTAGCTGCTGTAGCGACACTACGAAGAGATAAACTTATTCCTACGTTAGTTACAAAAGCCGTGCCCGGAATAGTTACTTCGATAGAACGAAGAGTAGTAGATAGTGAAACTCCTGTTACCGTAACCGATCGGTCTACAACACTTCGGTTCCATGCACCTGAGTTCCAAGTATTTCTACTGTATCCACTAGTAACCACAGACATAGACGATTAACCTCGACTATGAAAGTGTGATAAT